AATATCTCGCCAACGCCCGCCACGAATGTCGGGATGTTGTCAATAATCCCCTGTGCAAGCCCCGATATCATCTGACCGGCAAGCGGGATAATCTGCGGAATCAAATCTGCAATGAAGCCCGGGAGCTGTCCGAGGATGGTCGGGAGCTGTTGCGCAATGTTGGAGACCATCGGGAGCAGGTTGCCAACCACGAATGTGCTGACACTGTCTCCGAGCGCCTGGATCTGAGGTGCAATGTCGTTTCCAAGCGATAGGTTACCCATCAGGTCTGTTGCCGCTGCTTTCATGGATGCAAACGACCCGGAAAACGTCTCTGCCGATTCCTTAGCCGTTGTGCCGGTGATGCCCAAATCCTGCTGAATTACGTGGATTGCTTCGTAAACATCATTAAGGTTGTCGATGTTGTATTCAACCCCGGACAGCTCCGTTGCGTCCGCAAGCAAACGCTCCATCTCGGTCTTGGTGCCGCCGTAACCGAGTTTCAGGTTGTCGAGCATCGTGTAATTCTGCTTGGCAAAGCCCTGATATGCCTGCTGAATACTCGACATATCCGTGCCCATCTTATTGGCATTATCCGCCATATCGATGACAGCAGTATTAGCCAGCTCAGCGGCGGCGGCAGTGTCGCCGTCCATGGATTTAATCAGTGACGCGGAAAATGACGTCACGTTCTCCATGTATTCGTTTGCGCTGATGCCTGCTGTTTTATACGCCTCTGACGCGTAACCTTTGACGGTATCAGCATTCTCTTTAAACAGCGTTTCTATACCACCGAGGGACTGCTGCAAGTCAGCTCCTGCGCTCAGGCTGTCGCCAATAAACTTACCGATAGCCGCAACAGTGACGGCACCCTTGACCGCTCCGACAAGTGATTTGCCGATATTGCCACCGGCTTTGTTTCCAGCCTTATCAGCGCCACCGAGAAGGTCTTTTTCAATCTTCTCCTGCGAGCCCTTCATATTCGGGATAATAGTGACTGTAGCGGTGGCTACCTCATATGCCATCTTCTCTCACCTGCCTTTGTCGGATCCATTCGCGCATCTCTGTGATATTTGCCAGCGGCGCCTTACCCATGTGTTGTGTGTTGGTCTTTTTTGCGCCGGGCCGTTTATATGGTTCTGGCGGTTTCCCTCTCTTGTGAGTAACTATTGTTCGCAAATACATATTTACAATCGACAGTTGGTCGAAAATATCCGCCAGTATAAAATTCGTTTTTGTAATCGTTGACCAGTCCGACATCTCCGGGTTCATTTTCCGATACAATGCCGAATCTGGTCTTGCATACGCCAGAAATGATTTAAGGGCGTCCCACGATAAGGACGCCCCGACATCATCTAACGTGTGCCCGGTAGCTAATAAGTCGCTTTCAACCGCCTCACGGTTTTCGTTTATGAAATTCGTGAGGCCGATTATTCCCCCATGGTTGCGTCGGTCTTCTGTGCCGATGCATCTTTCCACGCATTGTTGAGCACCTTAAATTCATCCATGGTCAGGCTTTCGAGCACCTCTTCCGGGATGTAGCGCTTGAAAAAGTCAAAGCCATCCTCAGAGCCGTCCACCATCGCCCTCATCTCCCGGATGGAAAGCGAGCCGGAAAGCGGAACGCTGTAAGACTCTTTTCCGATGTTGACCTTTAATACCTTAACTTCGTCACTGTTTTTGAGCGTGATTTCTGCCATAATTCCCTCCTCAATCAATTACGCAGTCTTCTGTCCGTCGTCCTTCCTGATCGTCCACTTGTCAGCGGTGATGGTCGGGTTCCAGGTGATTGCCGCATCCGGCTGGAACGCAACCTCTCCAAGCTCGGAGATGTATCCCTTTGTGGTGCCGATCATAATCATGTCGTCATCGTCCTTGATCAGAAACAGGAACGCTTCTGCATCCGGCATATTGTTCGGGGTAATGTCAACGCTGATCAGTTTGCCGTGCTGTGCGGTAGCCGCAGTAACGGTTACGTTGTTCGACCCGAAAATGGTCTTGAAGGATTCTTCCGTGGTGTCGATCACCGGCGCGTTAACCGTACCGGTCTCATCGCCGGGGAGCATCCTCTCGATCTGGTTCGCCCAGTTTTTCAGTTTTTCAAAACTCCAGTTAGAATTGAACGTGATACCGTCCGCAGAAATGGCGCCGACTTCCGTCCATCCAGTGCCGAGTGCTTCACTCGGAGCGGCCGGGAGCGCGGTGCCAGCGGGCGCATGATAAAACATGCCGGTCACGCCAGACTCGGCATAGTTGCCAATGCCAAGATTTACGTCATGTGTAGCCATGTGTTATACCTCCATCGTTGTTTGATGTGCGATAACCTCCAAGGTTGCCGAACACATCGCCAAATCCGGCCTGACGGGATCAGCGCCCCATGAGCCGGAGGAATTTACTGTAATATGTCGCAAGGCTGTGTTTTGCAATGCCGCCTGTTTTTTCAGGATGCCGAGAGCGATGCGCAAATACTCGTCTGCCTCCGCTTCCGTTTTTGCTCTTGAGTCGAGTGTGACAAGAAAGCGGTCGATGGTGTCCGTATCGCCGCCGCCTGCATGGGAAACAAGGATGCACGGAAGCACGAAGTTTTTCGGCAATGGCCTGCAATATGTGGTTAGATAGTCGGACAGTGCCTTGCGGATTTCGTCCTCGATATCAATCTGAATATTTATTTTCATAATGCCATCATCAATACGTGATCTTCCGAACACGCCTTTAATGCCTCGTCGTCTGCCGGTTTTACAAACCATTCACAACGGTTCGAGCCAAAGCGATTCACGATTTCGCCATGTATCTCAAAACCCGCACCGCCGAAACGGTTCATTCCGTTTGCCGCTGACTGGATGCGGACAGCCTCCTGCCTGCAAACTTCATCAGCACCCGGGCAACACAGAATTTGCTCGAAACCTTCGTGCTTCCATGTGAGTCTCCCCATTATCCACACCACCTTTGCAAATTGACCTGCACATGGTCTGCCCGCCCGGTGGCAGAAAACCACTTTCGCGGCGCCCCATTGACCGTGTAGACGTTTCCGTCATACTCAATACGGTCGCCTTCGCGCACGTCCGTGCCAGGAGGCATATAACAGGTCATACCGTCAAACACACCAAGTACGCGTCCGTCCTGCGACAGACTTGTAGATGCGGGCTGAACGGAGCATCTGCCAACCGAAAAAGTGGTGGTATTATCCCAGTCCGGCACTTCCGAGCCACGCTGTGTTTTGATGCCGGGCCTGATGACGGTCACTGTCTGGTTTGCCCATGATGGAACAGCCATTTAAAACACCCCCTGAAGCCGGTACGGCGCAAGGACTTCCTTGTTGTCATCCGGCAGTGCTGTGGCGCGTGAGCTGTTAATCCAGTTCGCGTTATAGGTAATGGACACGCCGCCAGCTGTCTCGCTTGTCACGCCGTTTGACGATGCCAATGCATGCGTCAGGCGGTGCGCAGTCACCCCCCAGCCAGCCGCCATAAGCGCATCAGGCAATCCGGCAGTGTACTCCACCACCATCTCGGAGTAGCGTTTCAGGCTGTAGTCACACACATCGTATACGCGAAGAATCCCGTTGGTTTCGTACGTGTACTCATACGATGCGCCGTTTACTGTAACCGCGCTAATATCCGTGACATACTTTGTGGGAAGCTGAACCAAAATATCATGCCCGACAAACGTAACGCGCCTGTCCTGCATGGTCATCGTCAGCCTGCACGCCTCGGACGGATACAAGTGCCATCCGACATAATTTCGGATGGCCATGCTCGCAGATTCGAGCTCTTTCGGGATGCGGACATCGCCCACAAAACGATTCGCGGAATACTCCGCAAATGCTTCCGCATCGAGCAGTTCGGGCATGCTGTCCACTTCCGTCAGCTCGTAACCCCATAAGGTCTTAAGACTCATTTTGTCTTCACCGCCTTACGCGCCTTGTTGGCAGGCTTTACAGCCTTTTCAGACGGCTCGACCGTCTTCTTCACCTCAACGGCACCGGCGGGTTGTTCGCCTTCCTCATACTGGTATTCCTTGCCGTTTACAATGTAATGCTTCAGCATCGGTTTCACCGCCTTTCGGAAATGAGAGAGCTGTTAAGCCCTCCCGAATCAGATCTATCAGGATGCCTTGGTCAGTTTCTTGAAGCCAGCCGGGCGGCGAACCGCCAGAGCCAGACGCTCTTCTGCGCGGATGGTCATCAGGTTCTTCACGAAGTCATCTTCGTTGCTGTTGGTAGCCTCAACGGATACGCCGCCCTTGCCGACCACAGAGCCGCAGGTCTTAAACGCACCCACGATAATCTGGGAAGCGGTCACGGCAGTGGTCACGCACACCGGGATACCCCACAGGTTCGGAACGTTCTGAGCACCGAAGAAGCCGCCGCCGAAGTATCTATTCTCTCCGTCCTTGGCAATCCGCAGATTGTACCAAGTAGCCGGATTCATCACGATTGCATCAGCCGCGAAACCGGACTGCTCTTGAACATCGCTTGCCGCAAGCAGGATCAGATCTGCGATTGCAAGCTGATTACTTGCCGCCGTCCAAGAGGTGGAGTCGGCCTGGATGCCGGAGGTGGCAAGCAGGTCAGCAACGAGGGTGTTCTGCTCGACCAGTCCCAGTTCATAAAGCAGTCTGCCGTTGATCGCAGAAGCCAGGAACGGATAATCGTCGATATACTCATCGGACTCTTTGATATGGCAGGCAATCTTCTTCAGCGACACAGTCTTCGGAGTCGGATCGGCAAAATGCACCTGAGGCTTTTCATTTCCCTCAAGAGTGACGGCCGGGGCGCCCTGAATTGCACCCTCAACGAGATACTGGAGAGTGGAGCCGGAGATAGTCTCCGCGCCAAACAGATCACGAATCACCAGAGCGGTGCGGGGAGCGGTCACGACATTACGATCAAATGTAGTTGCCCAGTCAACGACAGCAGCCGGAGAGGTCTGCGTGTCGGTTGCGGCTTTCTGATAAACCGGGGCGACCAGATCGAAGCGCTTGGTGCGAGAGTTGGATTTTACATAATTTACAAAATGCTCACCCAGATTGGCGGCGTTCTTGATTTCGGGCATTGCTGCGTCCTCCTTCTCTTTGGTGCCGATCACGTTCAGCAGGGCAGCTTTCTTTTCGGCCTGCTCGATCTCAGCGGTCTTGGCTTCAATTTCGATCTGAAGTTTTTCGCCTTCTGCGATAGCTTCAGCGTCATTTGCTTCGATGCGCTCTTTCAGCGCCATGAGTGCGGATTTTGCTTCCGCAAGCTGTTCTTTCAGCGTCATAGCTTTATTCCTCCATTGCTTTTATGTAGTTCAGCAGCTTCTCTTTTGCCGGATTGCTCGGCTCGGGCTCCTCCACCGCCGTGTTGGCCTTTGCTTCGTCCTCTCCGTCATCGGATTCCTCTGCGTCTAAAACGCTCTGTAAAAGCGTGATAGCCTGTTTGATTTTTGTTTCGTCTGATTTGCTGTTGCGTCTTCCGGACTTGATATCCGTCATCACTGCGTTCTGGTTCGCGGGAATAGGCACAATGCTCACCTCGAAAAGGTCGAGCTTCTTGAGTTCGTATGCCTTGACGCCATCCTCCAGCTCCGTCGGGCCCGCCTCCAGAACGTCGTATGCAAAACTGAACTGGTAAACCACGCCCTCTTTGACGAGGTTGCGTTTCTCCTGTGCAAGCGGAGAATCAAAAAAGCTCGCTGTCATAAGCGGGCCTTTCTCGGTGTCCTCAATGGCGTCCACCTTGCCGATTATCTGATTGAGGTCATGGTTCCAACATAACGGGAACGGGTGACCACTCCTCTCGCGCTTTTTGATGGTTTCCGTAAATGCTCCCGGCGCAATGACATCGCCGTAGCTGTCCGGGATGCGGTCGTAAGTAGAAAAATAGCCGGAGATTGTTCCGGCGTCCTTTTCGCCGTCTGACTTGATGGCGAATTCTTTGTATTTGTGGTTCATAGCTACCTCCTCAATCATCCCACACGACATCCGTGGAGCAGTTACATCCACAGGACTCATCCGCTGAGAGATTGTCGTCTCCGGGCCATCTGGCTCCGTTGGAAAAGTTTTCATCAATGCCGACCCTCTGTCCGTTCATGGCGGCATGTGACGGTCGGCTGTTCGGGCCTGTGACCCATTCTTTTTCAACCTTGCGGTCAAAGCCGTTGTTCTGTGCCTGATGAACTGCCTCAATAGTCGCCCAACTCGCAAAGGTCGTGGCAATCGCCTTGCCGAATGTATTGGAGTCTACGGTCTGGCGCTTCTCAAAGACCTCTGACGGCTCGACTTCTGCGTCCTCGATGGCTTCCGCAAGTTTCTCTTCCGTTGCGGAATTGATGGCATGTGCCCGGCTCTCCGTACGTTTCCGCAAGTAAGCGCGGGTGATTTCTCTGCCGTATTCCGTACCAAGGACATCGGCAGTGCTCATGCCGTGTTTATCAGCGATGCGCTCGACGATTGGCAAAAGGTCTTCCGCCAATTCCGCGTCCCATCGGTCGGCATCCCACCATTCAGCGGACTTGGCTCCAAGTTTGGGGAGCACAGAATTTGCCTGACGCTTGAAGAATTTCCGCAAGGCCTCTGCGACCTCTTCCCCTTCGCCCGCACTCGGAAGCCCCTTGACCCTGATGGTGTTGCCCCGGTCTTTACGGTGGGATGCAACGATCATTTTCGGCGGGGCTGAATCCTGCGGGCTTGCCTGTCCGCCCTCAAGCACATTGAGCGGAATAATCAGTTCGTCACCGCCATCAACAGGCGGGAGGTTGTTGTCTGCACGTGCCTCGTTGCGGGTCATCCATGGGCCACCCACGGACGCCTGAAGGATGGATGCGCGTTCCTCGAAGCTACCCTTTAATTTCTCAGTCAGGTCAAACTCAACGTACGTGTTCGGGCCTGCGCCAATCATCGGCAGAAGGAAAGCGTTAATCCTCTGCTGGAGCATCTGGAGCGTGGGCCCGAGACAGTCCGCATAAAGCGCTCGAGCGTTATCTTTTGCACTCGCATAGGTCTGTGTGGTGGTATGCCAAATCAAGGAAGGATTGACGTGATATGCCGCCGCAACGTCTTCCCGGCTCAACTGCTTGGTTTCTGCGTACTGCGCTTCCTTGGCGTTGAACTGATACGGCTTTATCTCCATGCCATCTTCAAGCACTGGGATTTTCCCGCGGTTACTACCTCTGCTTCCCCATCCCTCGCGGAACGTGGTAATGAATGATTTGCGTTGCTCGTCGTTCCATGGCTGCACGTTCGCCGGGCGTGTAATATAGGCATTAAACCGTCCAGAAGATGACCATATCTCCGTACGGAAGCGGTCGGACTGAATCTGTTCGTTTAACGTCTGCCTGAGTGCCGCAATCGGTGACTGATATCCGCCCGGATTGCCCGGGGAATACATGCGAAACTGCACGAACTCCGCGCGTGGAATGTCGATGATGTCGCCGGAACCGCTCGTGACCACTCTGATGGAATCTGGTGCATAATTGGTCTTGCGCTCCGAGTCCATAATCCACTCTTTGGGGATGAGTCTCAGCTGATAGCCACTTTCACTTTCCACATCCGGCAGGATCCAGACGGTGGACATGCCCATCAGGAGCAGTTCCGTCATAACCGCATTCCATAACTCATAAGCGGTCTGGTCTGCGTTCGGTCGATAAAGCAGTTTCGCCGCTACGCTGTCACGGTCGCGCTGGCGGTCGTTTTCGCCGCTTCGTGTGTAAACCTTCAGCGGCAGTTGCGCCACCGAATCCGACAGGAAAGAAACCACTGCGTGTAAATTTGCCTGCGTAGCATAAAGCTGTCTTGCGGTCAGCCCTTCCACATGAGGATTCTCCTCGGGGGTTAGGCTCACATGGATAGTAGTGCGACCGAAGAGGTCACGCAGGCGCTGTGCAATCTTCGGCATATTTACGCCCTCCTATTGCTCAACAAAATACGAGTCCGGCTCCGTTGGCGTAAGCAGACTCGTAAATCTTAGTTTTTTCTTTTACAACCATTGTTGCCGCCGAAAATGCCATGATGCAGGCAAACAATGGCGCTATATCATCAGGGCTTTTTATGCGGTCTGGGACTTCTGCCCCGCCGCCCATCTGCCTGATTTGCATCGTTTTTGCGGGTGTATCCATAATCGGCTGTGGCAAATGATATATCCTTGCTCCACCTCTTGGAGTTTCGCCCGGTGCGACGGGAGCGGATGCGGCAATTCCGTCCCAGAACCGACCCCAACCGGTGGGGAGTTCCGAGCCTTCAATAGAAATACGCTCTACTCCGTCAATCGTACATATCTGTTCCGCCAGTCCAGACACGGGAGCGCCACGCCCCTGGAATGCAAGTTTCATCTTCTGCCGCATCGCCCTTGCCCGGAACCAGTCAAGCGCCCATTCCGTCCCAATACGTCTTGCAACGACCTCGATGTGCCACTGTCCGTCTTCCCGTAGACCGCAAACACCGATGGATGTCCACCGGCGGTCTGAAGACAGGTCGATTCCGTAATAAAGCTGCGACTCTGGCGCAATTCCTGACGACATATCAATGCCACCGTCCCAGGCTCCGTCAGGGAATGGTTGAGGAAGGATCGTTGCTACCTGTTGGCACATGCACTCACTGCGGAATTTCGCTTCCGGGAACGTCTGCCTGTTGGATAACAACGCTCTTTCCGTCAGATATCCATACCCAAGGGCGGGATTTGCCTGCGCGAGAGCTTCTATGTCGTCGGTTGCCGCCCCATCTTCCGCCGACCATTCAAACAGTCCGAGCGTGGCGGTCTCTACGTTGCCGCCATAGTCATTTGCCTGTGTTCCGTCAATAACGGCAATGGCCTGCTCGCGGAGCTGGCGCAGGACAACTGAGTCAGGGTCGCCCGCGTTGGAAAAACACACCACCATGCCATTGGGCTTTGCGTTGGTGGATGCCACGGATGCCGCCCAGGTCTCCCAGTCGCGCTGTTCACGTACCTCATCGAGCATAACCAAATCATTCGAATCGCCACGGCCTGCCCGTCTGGTGGGAGCGCCTACTTTATACTGGCGCAACCCGGTAAGCACGAGTTTCTTTGCGCCATTTGTCCGCCCGACCCTGTGCAGGCTTTTCGACAGCGCAGGAATAGTCTCCTGATCCTGAACGACCGCCTCCCAGACTTCCTCGGCCTTATCCAGTGACAGTGACGTCCCGAAGATGCTGTCAACGCACAGCACATTCAGGAAAAACGATGCAATCACCTCGGACAGCACCGTCTTCCCATTTTGCCGTGAAATTAAATAGAGAACCGTGCGGAACCGGAATTTCCAATCTCCGCCAAGTTCTCCAACAATTTCAAGCCCATGTATCAGCGCCCATTCCTGCCATGGATATAGATTTTTCTTTAATACGGTCTTTGCGTATTCCACACATGCAAACCCGAGTGACGTGCTCTCCGTCAGGGGCCGTAACGGAGGCGTGTATATCCTCGGTACGGTTTTTCCCATCATCCTATCACCTTAAATCTGGCACGGATGCTTTCCAGACTGTCAGTCTCCTCCTCACCACCGGCAAGGTCGTTTTCAGCCCTGACGATTGCACAAAAATCCCTGAACAATGCGCGGGCCTCTTGTATCGCCGGGTTGGTCTTGTCAACAAGCTCGCCCTGCGTGGATCTGACCGTCTGCTTCAGCTCCATTTCCTCAAATTCTGGAAGGATGTCTTCAATTTTCCGCTGCATTGCCTTGCGGATTTCTATGATTGTCTCCTTCGCTTCCATTGCTCCCATTCCCCATCTAAAAAATCAAAATATCATCGGGGGGATAATCTACTGCGGGCGCTCGGTCTGGCCGCCGGGGCTATTCCCGAAGATTCCAACGCCCCTACCCTTGCATCCCCCTCACCATACTCTCGACTGCATCCCAATAACGTTCTCGCCGTTCGTACCATCACCACGCGAACGATTACATCGGCGATGCGACGCTTTGATGTTGTTTAAATCCAATTCAAGTTCCGGCGCCTTTGCCACAGGCACAACGTGGTCAGGTTCCCAAGCTTCGTCGCATGATGATGGTTGTAAGAAATAATTGATTGGTTGGCCGCAGATATGGCACGGGGCCTTGGCCCTGCGGTCTCTGTCCCAAGCCATGCGGCGGACGTAGCGCCAGCGTGTTGACCTTGTCATGCTTACCGCTCCTCTCATTTGTGTTGATGATACATGCATCATCCTTGCGGCATCCGGCACGGGAGTCTGTGTTGAGAGATGTACCCGTGCCCCGCAAGGAATTTAAGAAAGGAGGTTATGAAAAAGAATGTGTTGCAGGCTTGTGCGGATGTCAGCATCAGCGCGGCGCGAGGCCCCAAGTGTACCCGTCCCCCGTGTCCCGTCCGGTGGTAATGCCCGTACCCCAAAGAGATACCGGTACCCAATTCCAGTGGAAGATACCCCGTCCCCCTATTTTTGGGGGAATACGGGAACAGCAGGCCACCCCGGGTGGGAGCAGTCTGCTGTGGATGGGAGGGGAAAATATAAGGTCTGTCGCATCAACCACGCTCTGTGACGGTAACATAATAGCACATTGTTTTTCCTGTTTAACTCCCCCACTTTTCAGCAAATGCCTGCAATGCCTTGCCGTGCAGCTCGTACACCCATTTGATGCGATAGTGCATGTCAACTGCAACCTGCTCCCAACTATAGAAAAGAATGTAGCGGTCAAACAGAAGCATGCGATAACGTTCGTCCTCGAGCGCTTCTATCTCTTCCGTCACCCTCTGTTTCTTGTCCGTCAATCTCTCGAGCTCGTGCACGATGTCTCGCTCCAGATCGTCGACCTTTGCGATAAGGCGAAGCATCGTATCACCTGACATGGATGTCTGCACCTTGTCCGCATCCATCTTGCCGGATGGCGAGCCGATGCTGTACAAATCACGGCGCAGGTCTTCACGGCGTCGCTGGAGGCGCTTGATATGCCGGTCAATATAGTAGACTTCTTGCAAGTATTCTTTAGTGGTCATAACTCACTTCCCGTCATCGTATTCTTCTTGGTTCTTCGCCCGGGCTATGTCTGTTGTATCCACAATCAGCATCATGTCGATGCCCTTGCGGCGAAATGCAATGTGCGTCTTGCTTCCGTGCGTGCTGATGGTCACGTCCACCGGCAGAGCACCGGCAGTGCTGTTATCTTCCAGTAGTGCTTTCATCGTTTGCCTCCCAGTCTCCGCATACATCATCATCTTCCATCCAGTCCGTATAGAGTTCGCAGTCCGCATTCCCACAGATAAGAGAATCGCATATATCGTCACGGATGGCATAAGCACAGTTCGAACAGCTCCGCTCTGTCATAGTTCTCTCTCCCCCAAATAATCCAGTTCGTAATCCTCGCAATCTTTAACGCTCAGCGGCTGGCTGTACGTCAGGATGCTGTGATACTTATGCGCGGGATCATCGTCCGCGAAGAGTATGCCCCGCGTGGGCTGTGCGCCGATGCTGAAACCGCGCAGGCGCATGCCGTAGGTGTAGACGGTCATGATTGTTTGTCCTCCATCATCTGAAGCAGGAACGACAGATTACAAGCGGCGTGACTGATGTGGAGCAATCCGCTTTCGTCGTCTTTCTCGGTGTAGTCCGACAGTGCCGCGAAGATATGGCGCACGCATGCATCCCAATAACGCTGTGGTTCAACCTGTTTCCAGTTGTCCGGGTCGTGGTACTTGGCGTTCCCGTATTCGCGAATCTTCGCAATTTCAAACATGATTGCCGGTGGCACCAACGTCAACCTCGGTTTCCCCGCGTCAGCCTTTGCGGTCTGGTTCGGCTCTGGAGCAGGTGCATACTCAACAATGGCAGGCGAGGTTGTTATATGCTTGCTCAATTCTGGCACAGCTTGTTCAAGTTTCGCTTCCACTCCCACGCGGCGTGGAGCCTCGGGTATAGTGGTTGGCTCTGGTATATTAGAGCCAGTGTTAACGGATTCCGTTACTTCTGCTTTCGCTTCCATCTCTCTCTTCTCCTTCTCCGCTCTTTCAAGCCCCTTTTTCAGCGGCGTGTTCTTCTGCCGTCCCTGCGCGAAAAAACGCTTGTCAACATGTTCGCCGTGGTCGATAAGCCACTGCGCCATCTCCTGCTTGGTGCAACAGTTCAGGTCTGCCAGAATGCCGACCTGTTCGCGTTTGTTGACAGCATATTTGTAGCTTTGGAGGACTTGGTTTTCTGGCATCAGCAGTTTCATGTTTCGTCACCTTCTTCGATCCACAGCGGGCAATTGATGCGCACCGTCTCGCCCAACTTTGGCCTGTACTCGCACTTTCTTTTTCCGCATGTATTGCAGTCTGGCAGTGGTGCGATGCGCTCATAATATCCCACGCAATCCGCAATATGGTGAAGCGTTTTGGCGATATCGTGCCAGTATGTCATATTTGGCATTTGTCAGCTCCTCTCTGGTTTTTCGCTCCCAATCGAATTAAGCAATTTCTTTAATTGACCAACATATTCCGTTTTGTTCCACCCTTCAATTTCACATATTTCCATGTCAATGCGAATATCATTAAGTAAGCGAATAATAGCCTTGTGCCTTGCTAAACCATTCAATGCTTTCGCCGTCTCCTTATCGGGTATTATCAGACCGCCATTCATTTGCAACCTCCTCCGGCACTAATGCCTGTTTATATTCTCCGCCGAAAAGCGATTTGTTATTATTAACCCAACGATATCCGTGTGGGTGGGCTGTTGCTCCCGGTATCACCTTCCATCCTTCGGGTACGTGGTCAAGAACTTCCATGCCGCGTACCGCCGCCTGTTGCTCCGTGTTGTTTTGCATGTTCGATCTCTCTTTCTGTAGGAAATGCAAATATTCTTTCATCCGCTTCGAGTGCCGCCATGAGCATCCCGAGAACAAACGTGCATTGTTCGCGGTTGCGGTATCGCGCAAGCTCACCGCCAGCGCCGTTTTTCGCAACAGCTTGTATGCCGGTTCCGTTGCCTGTGATGTGGAACCTCGAGATGTCGGCATAGTTCCATACTGCCTGTTTGTTTTGTGTGTATATTGCAATCATTTATCAATTTCTCCTCGGCTTCCTCGGAAGCTCCCACCAACCGTCCACGAACAGCCCTAATTCGATAAGCGTTTTTGGGTCTCCGTCCGTCCAATAACCGCCGTTATCGTCCCGCTCAAACCAACCAATGGCAGGTGTTGGGAAATTGCTAAAGCTCATCAGCACCATGCGTTCATCGCTTGGAAAGCTGCTCGGATCATCCTCGAAGCATTCATGCCACTCAGGCCGGGCGGCACTCATCCCACAGGCATATCCTGCATTAAACGCCTCCCGTACGTCTTGCTCTGTGTATTCTGGCTGTGCAGATGGCAAATCGTTTAACCATTCCTCTAATGCCTTGATTATTCCCGGATAACTTACCGGGACATCCGTCTTGTTAAGGTGGACGTTTATCACATCAATCGCCGCCTGCCTGCTGATTAAATCATCCATTGTTTTGCCTCCCTATTGAATCAAGCAATTGCCTTATTAAATTTAAGTACTCGCTCTTGCTCCATCCTTCGATTTCACATATCTCCATATCCATGCGTATATCGTTAAGGATGCGGACAATAGCCGTATGCCTTGCTAAATCATTCAACGCTTTCGCAGTTTCCCTATCAGGTATTATCACGCCACCACTCACATGCAATATCCTCCGGCACCAGCGCTTGCTTATATTCACCACCAAATAAACTTTTATTATTATTTATCCATCTGTATCCATGCGGATGCGCTGTTGCACCGCCGATGACCTTCCAGCCTTCAGGCACATGGTCAAGAACCACCATGCCTTTTACCGCCTCCTGTTGATCCATGTTGCTTTGCATACTCAATCTCCTGTTCTGTTGGAAACACAAATACTCTTTCATCGTCTTCTAATGCCGACATAAGCATCCCCAAAACATAAGTGCATTGCTCTCTGTTCCTATATCTTGCAAGTTCTCCGCCTGCTCCGTTTTTCGCCACCGCCTGAATACCTGTCCCATTGCCGGTCACGTGAAACCTCGATATGTCTGCGAAGCTCCAGACCGCCTGCCTGTTTTGCGTGTAGATTGCTATCATTTCCCGCCCCCCCCATCAATCGCCGCCTGTCTGCTGATTGTATCG